CTACGCGATCAACGAGCTCCACTGGGTACTGGGCGAGGAACTGCTCGACGCGGCATTTGACGAGACGAACTGGGACACCGGGTCAGCCCTGAACGCTAGCCGTACATCTTCCAGTTCTGTTCCTGGTGCCCCGTCGTGACCATGCTCTCGGACGCGACCCTCTCGACGGATGGCCGGTATCGCTACTACCTCGTGCGCGAGTGGGATGCGGGCGCTCAGAAGATGACGTTCGTGATGCTCAACCCGAGCACCGCTGACGCCGCCCTGGACGACCCGACGATCCGGCGCTGCATCGGCTTCGCTAAGCGCGACGGGTACGGCGGCATCGTTGTCGTGAATCTCTACGCCTTCCGCGCGACCGACCCGAAAGAGATGAAGCGGGCGATCGATCCGGTCGGGCGTGACAACGACACGATGCTCGAGGTCACGTTCGCCCGCGCCGTCCGGTCGGGCGCTCCGGTCATCGTCGCGTGGGGTGCGAACGCCGACTCCTGGCGTGTGCGCGAGGTCAAGAAGCTGCTGGCCGGCGCTAACGTCTACTCGCTCGGCACAACCAAGGACGGACAGCCCAAGCACCCGCTGTACATCAAGGCGGATCAGCGATTCGAACGGTGGCCCGCCTGATGCCCGCTGGATGGGTCGCCCTGACGGCGAAACGGGACGGACATGGACCGACCACTCCGACCGACGCGGCACAGTGCAACGACGGGCATCCGTTCGTCGAGCTCTACCGCGGCTTCAGCACGTCGGAGGCCAAGCGGTTCGCCGCCAAGCACAACGCGGCCGTCCACGGCATCAGCAAGTTCGGCCCTACATCCATCCATTCTGTCCCGACCAAGGAGGCCGACCGGTGAACGTCGACTACGAACCCAACACCACGGATGTGCGCCAGGACTTCGTGTCCCTTGGAACCCGCCTGACCCAGGAGCGACGCGGCGAACTGTTCGACCGCTGGTACATCGCAGCCCGACAGGATGCTCGCGCTGGCGTTCTTGAATGGATCGAAGCGCAGGACTTCCACCACGCTGACCTAGCCGTGGATCGGGCGCGGGAGCACTTTGCCATCCCAGCATCAGCCGATATCGAGGAGAGCAAATCGTGATGTTCTGGCGGCGTAGCCTCGTAATCAACGGCAAGACGTTCCCCGCGGCGGTTCGCATTCGCAATGTGGTCATCGAGATGGGGTCGACGCAGTTCCTTCCCCTCTTCGCTCGCCAGGTCGTCAAGACCCGAATCCTGAGCGTCTGGGTCGATCAGACATCATCAGATAGGACGACAGATGCCTGAGCCCGTCATCCACGTTCACGGTTTCATCGAAGAGGACGGCAATCTCCGTTCGGTCAAGGCGTCGATCATCCGCGACCGCACGTTGGCAGATGTCGCCACGGACACCCTCTCCGAGATTCGCCGGAAGGGGCACAAAGTCGAGTCGCGGTCTACCCGGACGCTTGACGGTTGGCTGCGACAGGTTGACGCCACGATCACGGTCAAGGGGTACGAAGACTCGACTCCTCAATGGCACGCCTTCCTCTACGCGAGCGAACCGTGGCCCGAAACTGCACCACTATCACACGATGCAGGTAAGGATACGAACGCATGATGACGAAGGCACGCGAACGTCTAGTGGCGCTCGAGGACTCTCACATGGAGAACGGATGGCTTGGACCCGGATCGTTCGCCCCATCAAAGGCTGTGTTCCGTAACGCGGTAGCGATGCTCGGACTCATCCCGGATGATGCGTGGGCCATCCCGATGGACAACGGGACGATCGAGTTCGAGTGGGGCGGGGACGTCTGCACCGAAGGCTACAACTTGCTCGAGGTCGGGCAGACGCGGTTCGCGTGGATAACTCCGACCGCGTTCTTGAACGGCACGATCCAGCTCCGCGAGTTCAGCGACGACTTCGACAATGACGACGTAGATGGGCCAGCATCTCAGGATGCCGGGCCAGTTAGCGAGGCCAACTGATGCTGCTCGGATTCAAGGCCCAGAACCACCCGCAGCAGACAGCGGCACACGGCGCTCTAGATGAGGTGGATGATCGCGCCACCCATCCGGATGATTTCGCGCGGTGGGATGACGAGCTCGGGCCATTCACTCTTGACGCTGCTGCGGCTCCGCACAACGCCAAGTGTGTGCGTTATTTCACACGGGCGGACGACGGGCTAAAGCAGTCTTGGGCGGGCGAGAGGGTTTGGTGCAACCCGCCCTACTCGGATCTGAATCGCTGGCTCCTGAAGGCGTGGGAGGAATGGCCGAGCACGCGCGGAATCGTCATGCTCCTTCCTGCCAATCGCGTCGAACAGGCATGGTGGCAGGACTGGGTAGAGCCGTTTCGTGACCGACCGGACGGACACCTGAGCGTCCGTTTCCTGCGCGGTCGCCTCAGGTTCATCAAGCCGGGTGCAACCGAGATCAAGCCCAACGAGCGTCCGCCGTTCGGGTGCGCCCTGCTGATCTGGGCTAGCCCGACATCGCACAGTTCGGAGACAACTTGAAGCGCACGGACGAGTTGCGGGGTCAGCGCCTGCCCGACCTCGACTACCGCGAGAACTTCACGATGCGTCAGGACCCACCAGGGACCTTCCGCAAGATCACTAACTTCCCGCCGTCCGCTGTTGGAGACACTAATCTCACTGGCGAGTTGTGGTTCGTCATCACTCCGAACGGGCTGCACGGGAACCTTGGCAATCACACCGTCCGCGAAGAAGATGACGGATCAATCACGGTCAAGCCTGGCGATGGATCGAGCAACAGCATCCTGGTCGGCGGCGCGGCGGAGGAGTCCTGGCATGGCTACATCACGCACGGGCTCTGGTGGTCCCTCGCATGACCACCAGAACGGTCACGTGCGAGGAGTTGCCGATCTACCTCGGCTGCTGGATTGACTTCGAGTGGACGGACGGATGGGACGACTACCGCGACTCTGGGTATCTGTACGGGTTCTCTGACTGGGTGAACGAATACGGCGGTGATCCGCGCCAGGTGGTTCACCTCAGCAAAGATCCAGATGACGCATCCGCCCCCGAACACATGGGCGGATATGCAGCCCGCGCCGACCACAAGTTCACGGTCGACTTGCTCAACCGCCGCCAACAAGCATCCGTTGATATACGTCCTGAAAAAGCAGAGTGACCGTATATACAAACGAGGCAACTCGTGTATATACTGATGACATGGAAATCTACGCAGCTATCCTCACTCCTTCTCGCTCCAACGGTCAGACCCGCAAATGGTCTGGCGAAGCCACTGACTGGGATGACGCCTGCAACCGTGCCGAGGCTGACAACGCCGGATGGAGCGTTCACACCTGCGGCATCGTCCGCGACGGAGTGTATGGCGGCATCTGGGCTGGCATGCGCAATGACTGAGACAATCGGCGGCATGCCAACGATCAAGGTCTCTACGTTCCGCATCCCCCTGGATCTCAAAGCGCGGGCGCAGGTAGCGGCAGAGGCGAACGGGACCACGCTCACGGCGGTCATCGTCGCGGCACTCGAGCAGTACGTCAAGAAGAACCGGAGCAAATGATGGTCGAGCACACGTGCAAGGGCGACACGATCGATCCGACGCATTCCTGCCAGTGCGAGATCGGGCATGACCATTCGGCGTCGTACCACCGTCAGCAGATCAGAGAGCGCCCCGTCACAGAACTAGCGAATAGGCAGATAGATCATGGCTGAACAGCGCACGGAGTACGCCGTCCGTATCCAGTGGGTAGACCCCGAGTGGGACGGGCCGCTATTCATTGAGTACGACGACAACGGGTTGTACTACATGAAGGAAACGGCCCTCTCTGAGCTTCCGAACTGGAAGCCGGGGGCCAACGCCGTCGTCGTGGAGCGCACCATCACGGTCAGCGACTGGGAACCTGTCGCAGAATGTGGGAGTTCACGTGCAGACGGTTGAAGAGAGCGAGCGCACCGTCTACACCGCAAAATGCGACGCTTGCGACACCCACTTCTCAACCCGGCTGAGTCGGAGGATGGCAGAATCAGACGCCAGTCGCCATGAGTGTGGTGTGCACCGCGAGGTGATGCAGAGCGGCGAATACCGATGGTGGTGCGACGACTTCCTTCGGGTGTGTATCTGCGGCGCGAGCTACGGGTCGCAGACGCTGACCCCCTTCGAGTGTCCGAAATCCGTACCACTACGCGAGAAAGCAGGGACGGAGTGAAACGTCAACAGATCATCGACGCGGTTGTTGCCGTCATGGGTGACCACTTCGACTCTCCGGGCGATGGCTGGTCGCGCCGCGAGTACGGAGAGCACATCGCGGACGCGCTTCTTGCCGAACAAGAACGGTCAAGTTCTGTCCCAGAGAAGGAGTCTGAATGACAACGACACCGGACAACCCGGTCAAGCGATACTTCCGCGAAATGCGAACAGACTTCGCCAAGATGTTCGAGCCGGATCCTCGCCGGCAGGAGCACGTCTCGGCCAACTCTCGAGTGCGAGTCAAGCCGCTCAAGACGTTCATCCCCATGTACGAGATCCGGGTGTCAGGCATGTCGCTCCCAGTGGATGAGCAGGAGGCTCGTGATCTGCGCATCATCCTGAATGTCATGTTCGGCCAACCACTATCCCCTGATGCTAGGCCGGAGGAATCGTGAGTATCGCATCCCAGGACTTCCGAGACGGCGCAGCCCTCGGCGCTCGCATTCTGGCCGAGCGCATCATTGCGGCCGAAGCCATCATCGGTCACCTGCAACCCAACCACATCCGCCACGCGGCGACGCTGATCGCCAGCGAGTATGGCGGCGAACCGATCAGCGACGCGCGGGCGCGTGAAACAGCTCGCGTTGGCTGAGGAGAGTGACATGTCAGAGAACCCGATCTCGATCGCTATCGCGAATGCCCGCGCTGCTGTCATGCGCGGTGAGCGCGCGTCAATCACCATCGACACCGATCTATTGCCCGAAATGGACGAGATGGATCAAGCGGCCATCACCCAGTTCTTCTACGAGGATGACTAATGATCGAAATGAAGTGGTACCGCACCACTGTCACCACACCGCAGAGGCGGTACCCACAGAGCAATACGGGGATCTACCTCTACACGCATACTCACGACTGGCGCGAAATCGGCACGAAGACCTGGCCCAACGGCTCGACGTCGATCGTGTTCCGCTGCTCGAAATGCAGCGACGTTATCTCGTCGGACAATCCGCGGTCTACGCCGCCCACTATCTGAGCATGCACGACAAGGAGACAGAAATGAACTACCCCCGCTGCGGCGCAATCGACCCCGACACTGGCACCACATGTGGCATCCACGCGGATGCCGAGCACGACCTGCATCAGAGCGGTCCGCACAGGACCTGGCCTGTCGTAAACCTCGGCGTCGAACAGTTCGAGGGCTGGCGCGAAACGCTGCCCGAGGGCCTGACCTTCGACCAGCGGATCCAGCGCGTAGAGCACTGGTTCAACGAGCACCCGCGATTCGTGAAGGCCGTCGCCTAGCCCAGCACGTTCCGATATACGACAAAGGAGGTCAGCATGGGGAAGCTTCTCGATAACGGCAACCGCAGCATGATCGTCATGATGCTCCGCAGGGGGCAGATTGGGCCGCTTTCGGTGGCTCGGTGGGTTGAACTACAACGCCGGATAGAAGATATCGAAAGCAGGAGAACGAAATGAGTGCCGAGAGTGATGCCCGTCAGTTCGGGTGGGCTAAGCCGCCAGCAATGACGGGTGGGAGCAATCTTCGTGGCGGCGGCGGTCTGCGCTACATCGACAAGGCATACGGCGAAGCATGGCAGGCCGAAATGGAGCGTCTCGGCCAGTACCCGCCACCGCCGCCCAAAGGTCCGTCCTTTCTGGCGATGCCATGACCGGATCGCGGGCCGATCACGCAATAGATTTCGCCAACGACCTACTTCGACAGGGCATCGGCAACGTCCACCCCGACGAGCTAACGCGAGCCATCTTCGACCTGCGTGATTGCCTGATCGCTGGAAGCGTTACATCACCGGCAGAGGACGACATGTCCGCCCTGGAAGCCTTGAGGGCAGAGATCAAGCATGCCATGGACTTCCTCGACGGCCCCGGTGGTCAATGGCTGTGGCCAGGCAAGCCGACCAGAGAGCAGTACACCCGACATGCCGCTGCGCTGATCTATTGGCATGGCAACTTCCGTCGCCGTAACGCTGCGGTTGCTGAGGTCGTGGAGTTCATCGAGACGTCGGACTGGCGGCAGGCGGCATCGATCCATGATCACACTCCACTGCCGGAGCCATCGGTCGCGGCGATCATCATGCGGATCCGCGACCACTTCAGGATGATGGAGGACTGATGTCCGAGCACGACGACGAGCTTCGGCTAGTGATTGACTCCATCGCGCTACGACTTTGGGATGAGTGGAAAGGTGCGAACGACGGCTACCTCAGCCTCGACATCGAACAGGGTTGGGATTACTTCAGCAGCGTCGTACTCGACCAACTCATCCCGGTGATCAAGGAAGCCGGCGTACTAGATCTTGCTGACGAGTTCGAAGGGCGTCAGCAGACAATGACGGCCCGAGAAATCCGATCAACGGTCAAACAGATCGAGGTCGTGCGACCCCCAGGAAGCTACGGCTACATCAAGGTATCCCAGTCCAAGAGCCACGGGGGCAGGTCATGAACGACGACTCCACTAGGACGATCAAGTTGCTTGAGCTGTTCAACTTCACGCCAGCCCAAGTGACAGAACTTGAATCGCTTTCGCGGGACTGGTCGTTCCTGTCCAACACTTCCCAGTGGGACGCCGCTTACGAAATCGTTCGCGCCTACATGGGTGGGCGAAACAGCCGCGCCGAGACTCGGATGATTGACCGGCTCGGATTCGACCCATTCGGCGGAGATGTCGAAGAAATGATCTCGGCGCTACGGGATCGGATCGGTGGGGCGGCTGCTTGGCGGGATGCCCAACGAATGCAGTCAGCAAGGCTTCTCGAACTGCTGGACCCGTTGGGCATGCTCGTCAATTGGGCCGCGAAGAAGATCGTCCACCGCGGAACCGGGAAGCCATGAACAACAAGGAACTTGCCAAGTTCATCTGCACCGAGATGCGCGAGCGCCCCGGAGCAGAAGCCTGGGGAACGCACGTTGACACGCAGAACGGCCGACCCGGATATGTAGCCGGACTACATCCAAGCATGCACCCATAGGCGAACAACCCGGCAACTAGGGCCACGTAACGCCGTTGCTCCTCGCCCCCGCTAAACGCGGAATGGCCCTGATGAGGAACAACGGGGCCGGGTCATACAACTGAATATCAACTGAAGGAGTCCACATGCCGTGGAACACAATCGATCCCGCCTACCTCAAATATCTGAAAGCTGCGACGAGATCACCGCGCACCATCGAACTGCGCACCTACCAAATCCGCAAACTCCGGAAGGCATACCCCACCCTCGAGGCCGAAGACATCACCGACGACATCCTCGTCGACTACATGGGAAACCCGGGCTGGGCACCCAATACCAAAGGCGTCGTCCGCTCATCCCTGACTGGCTACTTCGGGTTCGCATTCCGCAAAGGATTCCTCCCCGACGACCCGACCAAAGATCTGCCCGCAGTCCGCGTGCCGCACGGTGTACCGAAGCCGGCAACCCTCGAAGCCGTCAACGCCGCACTCGACAAAGCCAGCCCCCGCGTCGAGCTCATGGTCATCATCGGAGTACGCATCGGTGCCAGGGCCATGGAGATCGCCCAAGTTCACGTCCGCGACATCGAAGGACTACCAGGTCGTTACTCGTTGCGCATCGTCGGCAAGGGTTCCAAGACTCGCCTCGTCCCCATCTCCGATGAGACAGCCAAGCTGTTGCGTGTTGAACGTGAAGGCAACGAACGAACCGGCTACGTCTTCCCCGGCCGCGACAACGGACACATCGCCCCCGCAACAGTCAGCCGATACGTATCCAAGGTTCTTCCCCCTGGTGTGACGTGCCACAAGCTGCGGCACCGGTTCGCAACCCAAGTCATCAAATCCGGTGGCGAACTGCTGGCCTTGCAGCGGCTCATGGGTCACGCCTCAGTCGCAACGACGCAGGGGTACGTAGGCATCGACGATGACCAACTCCGCGACGCCGCAATGGGCGCATGGTGATCGAGACAGCACGGCTCACCATCCCCGGTGAACCAAGAGCCAAGGCGCGCCCACGAGTCACCCGAAACGGCACCTACACGCCGAAAACGACACGCGACTACGAAGCAGCTATCCGAGCAACTTGGGATGCACAACAGCAACCCGAGTTGCCATCCTGCGTCCGCCTAGACGTCGCCTTCTACCTCGGCACCCACCGACACGTAGACGCCGACAACCTCGTCAAATCCGTCAAAGACGCACTCAACGGACGCGCCTATACAGACGACTGGCAAGTCCACGACCTCCGCGTCACCAAGCACTACACCACCAAGGATCGCGCCCGAACGGAGGTGACGGTCTACAGCATCAACCCCGACAGAGAAGAAACCACATGAAGCCACGAATCCTCCCAGTCGAGCAGGGCACTCCGGAATGGGATGACGCACGACGCGGGATCCTCACCGCCTCGACTATCGGGCAGCTCATAACCGCGAAGACCGTCAAGCCCGCTAACAATCCAGAATCGCGCGCCCTCACCGCAGCCCTTGTGTCCGAACGAATCACCGGCTTGACCGATGACCGATACGTCAGCTACGACATGCAGCGCGGCCACGACATCGAGCCGATTGTCAGGGACATCTACAGCGAGCACTACGCCCCGGTTACGCAGGTTGGGTTCATCCTCCGCGAGGAAGACGCCTACACGATCGGATACTCACCCGATGGACTCGTGGGCGACGACGGATTGATCGAGACGAAATCACGCAGGCCCAAGGAGCACCTGGCAACGATCCTCGCCGATGCGGTTCCTTCCGAGAACGTGGCTCAGTGTCAAGCAGCCCTGTTCGTCTCAGGCCGTGACTGGCTGGATTATCTGTCGTTCTGCGGTGGCATGCCGCTCTGGAAGAAGCGTGTGCTACCCGACCCGCGCTGGCAAGAAGCCATCGCCAGAACCGCTCAGGCGTTCGAGGAAACCGCCGCGATCATGCGCGCCCACTACGACGAAGCCGTTGCCGGACTCCCACAAACCGAACGAACCCTCGACCTCTACACAGAAATGACCCTCGATGGACATCACTAACAGCCTCGCCCCCCGATCCGACCAACTCAACGCCGACGACCTCATAAGCGGACCCATCACAGTCACCATCGCCGAAGTCATCCCCGGCAAAGCAGAACAGCCCTACGACTTCCAGTTGGTCGAATACCCCGGACGCGCCTACCGGCCCAGCCTCGGAATGCGCCGAGTCATCGCCAACGCATGGGGCGGCGAAGCATCCAACTACGCCGGCCGGAAACTGACCCTCTACCGCGACCCCGACATCACGTTCGGCAAGGACAAGACGGGGGGTATCCGGATCTCCCACATGTCCCACATCGACGGCCCGGTGCCCCTGCCGCTTACGGTGTCTCGTGGTCGACGGATCACGTTCGTTGTCCAGCCGCTCAAGGGTGTAACACCCGCCCAGGGTGCAACATCCGCTGATCCGGTACTGGTCGACGAGTGGCTGTCCGTCATCAACGACGCATCCACGCTCGCACAACTCGAGGCAGCATGGCACGGCGCATCAGCAGCCGGCGTCACTCGAGACGGCAAAATCATCGCAGCCAAGGACAAGCGGAAGGCGGCGCTGGCCTGATGGTCTGGTTCCGCGCCGACGACAGATTCCACGCCTCCGAACCAGTGAAGAAGATCCCGGCCGAACTGAGGTTGGCCGCCATCGGGCTATGGACCCTAACCGGAACCTGGTCATCGCAGTTCCTCAAGGACGGAGACGTACCGGCCCATATCGTCCTCGACTTCGGAGCATCCATCGAGTTGGCGAACGAGCTCGTCAAGTGTGGCCTCTGGAAGAAAAGAAGAGGCGGTTTCGTATTTCGGGACTGGGAGAAGTGGCAACCAACCCGCGACAAAGTTGAACAGAAGCGGGAAGAGCAAACGGCGAGAGTTGCTGCGTGGCGTGCCAAAAGGGCCGGAAATACGGGCGACGGTAACGCTGCCACAAAAGATAACGAAGGCGTTGGTAACGCACCTGTTATCGCCTCCCGACCCGACCCGACCCGACCCGACCCGACCCTTAATAAGAGAGAGGGCGAGAAGCGCGGTTCGCGCATCCCAGACGGCTTCGCCGTCACCCCGACCATGACCCAGTGGGCGAAGACGAACACTCCAACAGTCGACATCGCGAAGGCGACGGAAAAGTTCATCAACTACTGGACCGCAAAGGCCGGCGCTCAAGCCTCCAAGCTCGACTGGCTCGCCACCTGGCGCAACTGGATGCTCAACGAAGCCGAACGCAACAGCACAGGCAAAGCGCGGCTCACCCCAGCCGAACGCGCCCGCCAAACGATCATGCTCGCAACCGATCAGCAGGAGCTCGAACGATGAACAAACAGGAAGTCGGCAAAGTGCTGGCGAAGATCCAGATCGTCGACAACCGACAAGTTGACGCACTCACGATCTCGGAATGGTACGACGTGCTCGAGCCGTTCAAGTTCGACGACGCGGTGGAAGCAGTCACCATGCATCGGCGGAAATCAGCGGACTACATGCAACCCGCCCACGTCGTAGATGGGATCCGCCGACTGCATGCCGCCCAGCGTGAGGAACAGTACCGCCAACTGTCTGTCGCAGAGCGGACACGGCTAGCCGAAAACGCTGAACGTGCCCGTCTGATCGAGATGGGGGTCCTGGAACAGTGATCGACCCGCCCGACGACACCTGGAAAGCATCAGACGATGCCCTCCAAATCTTCCTCGCAACCATCAAACCCGGCGACCTCAACGACTGGGAATACGCCGCCTACCAATACCACTACGTCAGGAGAACCACATGACCGACAACTACATCAACGCAACCCTCGCCGGCACCGTAGGCAGAACCGGTAGCGCAAAGAACGGACCCTACGCCATGGTCGAGATTGCACGCAACGGATCTCAGTACCCGGATCGTGTGACCGTTTGGGGCATGACCGCAACCACGGGCGATGCGGTGGAGGTGCGCGGGAAGTTGTCGTGGAAGAAGACCGAACGTGACGGGAAAACCTACGTCGACGTGTCACTCAATGACCACGAGACGATCACGCAAGACCCCGGCCCTTCCGATCCGCACAACGATTCGACCCCGTTTTGAGCGCCGATCACGAGAACGTCGGGTACCTCACCTGGGACCAGTTCGAGCGAGTCCGACGAGCAGTAAGCGTAGGTATGCGCCACGTCTCATGGTGGCGTGTTGCCGGCTACCTCAAACCAGGCAATGACCCTGACGAGTTTCGCGGATCCCGATCGAAAGCGTCTAGCTTGCCGCTCGGGCTGCCGGCCACATGGCTTGCTGCCGAGGAAGTGACCAGGCTGCTGAACGAGCTGAACGGTTGGCGTGAACTCGAGGACGCAGCAAACGATATCGACGGATCCGACATCTGCATGCTGCTGGCATCCGAGGTGGAGACCGCAGCCGCGAAATGGCCCCTCGAGGACAAACCCCACGAGGTGAAGTTCTTCCGATGCACCGCCTGCAACCTGATGACGTTGAAGTACTTCCCGCCCGAACTGAAGGCGGCGGAACTCATCGACTCGAAGGTGAAGTGCATGAACAAGACATGCAACGCGATCGTGGACGAGTTGATGTTCGCTCGGATGGCGTTCGTGATTGAGGCTGAACAGAAGGCGAAGGATGAGCGAGCTCGACGATTGGTTGCCAGTAAGGGAAGCGCCAGCGAGAGTGAACCGGTCTCTATCGACGGTGTACTCGTGGGTTCAGCAGGGGAAGGTGCGGACGTGGAGGCCTGGTCGGGGTCTTTTGCTGAATCTGCCTGACCTTTTGGTGGTTGAGCGAGAAAAATCTCAACGAGTTTCAGAAAAGACTTGACAACGACCTGGAAAACCTGGAAAATTCATATTGATTGTGGTGCATTGCACCCAAGCGCCGGTATCACCCAAGGCTCTCGACTCAGTTCGGGGGCCTTTTGCGTGGGCCGGGATCGGAGCAAACCCGAATGTTCGAATCCCTGCTAGTTCCGAAAATCGAACCCTGCCGAATGGCAACGTTCCTCGACGCACTCGACGAAGGATCACGCAAGAACCTCGTGGCCGCTCTGTCGATTCCGAGACAGCAAGTTCCTCACAAGCGCATCGCACGCGAGATCTTCGACGCAACGGGTGAGAGCGTTGACCCGGAGACGATCGCCGCGCACAGGAACGGGACATGCCGGTGTTCGAAGATCTGAAGTCGGAGCCGGCGAAAGCTGCGGGACGTGTCGAACTGACACCCGATGGCGGCGAATTCTTCGACGTCCCCGTCGATCATCTGCTCACTGACTGGGATGAGATATTCGTCCGCTTCAAGCTCGACCCGACGATCTTCGAGATTGTTGGCGACACGGTTCGAATGTCAATGTGGCAGTCGTCGAAACGCACAGACGACGGCGACCGCGACATCATCGACCTGTACTCGTACCGGGCGCAGTTCCGTCGCAAGACCGCCGACGCGGTAACCGAAGCGGACATTGATGCGGCGCGTGATCGGGTCCAGAAGTGGAAGCTGCCGAAACGGATCTCTGGATCCGGCCTCGGCATCGCCACTGCCGCAGTCCTGAACCTGGCCGACCTGCAACTGGGAAAGTCCGAGGGTGGCGGGATCGAAGCGACCGAGCAACGTCTGTACGACGGGCTCGAGAACTTCCAACACTGGGTAACCAGAATGCGGAAATCCGGGCGGAACATCAATGAACTCGTCATCGTCAACAACGGAGACCCGTACGAAGGCATCGCCGGCAACTACGCAGCACAACTGCACACAGTTGAGGGTGGACTGCGGAAGCAGATGAATGCCGTACTCGACGTTTGGTCGTCGTATGCACGGGAGCTGTACCCACAGTTCGACAAGGGCCAGTTCGTGAGCGTCCTCTGCAATCATGGCGAGCTCGGGCGTCTCGGTGGTGCCAAGAATCAGACGTCTGATTCGGACAACGGTTCAGCGTTCCTTGCCGAAACGTTGCAACGCATCCTCGAAGGCCGGCCAGAGTTCGATCACGTCAAGTACACGATCCCCCACGACGAGATGAACGTATTCACGAGCATCGCGGGAGTGCTCACGGGCTTCAACCACGGGCACAAGATCCCCGGCGCCGATGCGACCGGATTCGAGAAATGGCTCAACGGACAAGCACGCGGAGACGAGCAAGCCCACAAGGCTCGAGTGTGGATCACCGCCCACCGTCACAACTATCAGTCGTTCGACCTCGGCTCAGCTCTCGTGGTTCAGTGCCCGAGTTGCGATGGCGGATCGAAGTGGCTTCGCGACATGACCGGACGGTTCTCACGTTCTGGCGTGGTGGCGATGCTGATCGGTGAACACGATCCGCTTGGCATGACTGATCTGGCATTCCTGTGACTTCCCCAACCCGGCGACCAAAGACCTAAGCGAGCTTCGAGCCCGATTCTTCATCGAACGCGCTGCGAGCTGGGGAACACCTTTCAACTGAACATCTGCTGCGTTATCCCGGCAGCGCCCACGGGATTTAGGGGATCGATTTGGTCGAGTCTGCACGCTCACAAGGCGGCAGTGATAGCGGATCGTAACCGCTGATCTCCACGTTATGACTTGGGTGCCCGATTCGATTCCCACCCAAGTTGTCTTCTCACCCACACCAACCCAGCAGGCGGTGACGTATGCAACGTCGCATCATCACCCTCACACTCGCCTACCGTGCCCTCATCTGCTGCATGACCGCAGGCTGGCACGTCTGGCCGCTAGCAATCGGCGTCGCCATAGTCATCGGCCTCCACACGGCCGGATTCAAAGCAGCCGAAGACAACATCGACCAAGAACTACACGCAATGGTCGCAGGCTAATGCCAGGCATGGGACGCCGGAAAATGGTCAACGGGGCTGAGCAAGACGCCTACACGGCATGGCGACACCTGCTCATCTACACGGGCCGACCCGGCGTCGTGAAGAGCATCAAACGCGCGACCCATAAACGCGAACGACGGGATGCGAAACGCAGGCCCGACGATGCCTGAGTGGATTCCGACCCGTGACGGCATCCCACTCAAGACGACCGACGCGATGCTCGAGTTCATCAGCACCCAATCCGACACCATCAAAGCGCTCGAGATCGAGCTCGCCATGTACCGCACCATCGTTCCGACAGGAAGCGACGAACCCGCACATGTCTGACCCGGCTTGGGTTCCCGAAGCACGCGACATACCAGCCGAACTCGACGACGACTACGAGCCAGCACGATACGAACAAGTCACATGGTCAACAGTGCAAGACAAACTCGACCACGCATCCCTCGCCGTACTCCGCGAGATCATGCGCGGCGGAATCGGAGAACCCGATGATCGCCTCTGACGAATACGCCGGCATGACCGACAAAGACCGAGACGCCACCATCAACGCGCGTGCGAGTTAGCCATCGCGGCCATCAACGCACTTATCGACAACGATGCCGCCTAGGAAAAAGACCCCCACCACCCCACCGCGCAAGATATCCGCCACACAAAAACAGGCCACCCCCCACCGTGGATACGGAAAAGCCCACAAAGAACTACGCGCCTACTGGGACAAGAAGATCAAAGCAGGAACCCAACCAGCCTGCTCAAGATGCGGCTACCCAGTACAAGCAACAGACACATGGGACCTAGACCACACCGACGACAGAAGCGGCTACCTCGGCCCCGCCCACGCACACTGCAACCGGTCGGCTGGCGCAGACAAGGTAAACAAAAAGCGGAATGCCCCGCCGCCTCGGACCAATCGGACCACACGCGACTGGTAACAACTACCTGACGATGCGTCGTTTTTTAGAGGCCATTGTGACGAGGACCGCACTCGACTTTTTTATTTTCGCGCCGATTTGGTTAGCGCTAAGGAGCGCCTGATGCTGAAGACGTGCGAGCGGCCTGGGTGCGACAACCAGTTCATGGCGAAGCGGTCTACGGCGAAGTATTGCTCGTCGAGTTGTCGCGCCAAGATGTCTGGTGTTGAGAACCAGGTTGTGACATTGGGCTCCGCTTCTGATGACCCCTTTGACTTGACGCACCAGCGAGACCTGGCGGATGCCGTCGTGGATCGCGTCGAGCAGGCTGGGCTGGCCGGTACCCCGGAGGGCATGGCTGCCATCGCTATTGCTGCGGCCATGACGCTGCCCATCAACCAGGACGGGTCGAAGTTCGCGGCACTCTACAGGCAACTTACGATCGCATTCGGTCGCCTGGATGCGCTGGCCCCGTCGCAGAACGCGATGGACGATCTGAGGATGAGGCGTGACCGAAAGCGTGCTCGCCCTGCCTAGTCTCGCGCGCAACAAATGACCGCGTTACTGGCGAAACCTGATTTCTATACGCATCTCGAGTATTCGGAGACTCTTGGCCCGGAGGTGGGCGAGCTCTGCACGATGGCGGGGTATGCGCCGTATCCGGAGCAGCAGATGCTTCTGGATGACATTTTCGCGATCGATCCGGTTGATGTTTCTAAGTCGGCGGCGTTTGAGGTTGCGGTTATTGCGGCTCGTCAGCAGTTGAAGACGGGTGTGGAGAAGCAGGCGGCTCTGGGGTGGTTGTTTATATCTGAAGTGCCTCTGATTATCTGGTCTGCGCATGAGTTTGGGACTGCGATTGAGGCGCAGCAGGACATGGTGGGCATCATCGAGGGGTGCCCGGATCTTGCTCGTGAGGTTCGTCAGGTTATTACTGCGGCGGGTAAGAATGCGATCATTCTGAACTCGGGTGCGCGGATCATTTTTAAGGCCCGCACGACCGGTGGTGGGCGTGGTCTGACGGGGGACAAGATCATTCTGGATGAGGCGTTTGCGCTTCAGCCGATGCATCTTGGGGCGTTGTTGCCGACGTTGACGCAGGTTCCTGATCCGCAGATTCTTTATGGGTCGTCGGCTGGTCTTGTGCGGTCTGATGTGTTGCGTGGTCTGCGTGATCGTGGTCGTGTTGGGTCGCGCCGGCTGGTGTATGCGGAGTGGATGTCTGATCGGGTCGAGTGTGAGTCGCCGGTTTGTGATCATCGCGTTGGGACTGAGGGTTGCGCGCTAGATAACCGTGATCTGTGGCGTCAGTCGTGTTTCGTGTCGTTTCGTAAGGACCCGAGCATGGAGACGGTTGCCGCACTGCGGCGTTCTTTGCCTCCGCATGAGTTCGCGCGGGAGATGCTGGGTTGGTGGGATGACCCGGATGGTGAGGGGGCGTTCTCCCTTGAGGCCTGGAACAACCTCGAGGCGGACGAGGACGCTGCCGCCCCCACGGATCCGTTTTTTGCTGTGGATGTGTCGCCGGATCATTCGTGGGCGGCGATCGTGTCTGCGGGGTCGGTTGGTGATCTGGTTCAGGTTGAGGTGACGTCCCGTGAGGGGGTTGTTGATCACCGGCCCGGTACGGATTGGCTGCCTGAGCGGATACGTGAGTTGCGGGAGACGTTCGGGGATGTTCCGTTCGCGTTTGCGGGCGGTGGTGGCTTTGAGGCGTTGGTGCCGGAGCTCGAGCGTGACGGGGTGATCCTGTCGCGTGTTCCGCATGCGTCTTTGCCTGCTGCGTGTGGGTATTTCTTCGACCTTGTTACTTCTAAGCGGCTGTCTCATATGAGTCAGGACGCCCTGTCTGAAGCGGTTATGGCTGCTCGGCAGAAAAAGATTGGGGATTCTGCGTTCGTATGGATCAGGAGCGGAATAGCCGATTTGGCACCTTTGTACGCGGCTTGCGTCGCGGTGTGGCAGGCAAGCGCAACGCAGGACCCCGCGTTGAACGTTTGGTGATGGTGCTGGCGTCGATTATCGGGCTGGCTGGTCTGTTTGCGGTTGCTTATGGGGTGTGGTGCATTTACGGGCCTGCCGGCTACATCATCGGCGGCGTTGAGCTGCTGGTCGTGTCGTGGAGGCTTACATGAGGTCAAGTTTGCTGTTCAGTAAGCGTGACGGGTCTCCGTTTCCCGAGCCGATCATCCCGCCGTTCCCGCTCGCGTACGGTGGCACGTCAGCGGACAATGCGATGCGCCTGGATGCGGTGTGGGCGTGTGTCCGGTTGCTGTCCGACACGGTGGCGATGCTGCCCTTGCAGGCGCTCGACATCCGGTCGGACACGGAGGTTCCGCTGCCGTCGAAGCGGTGGCCGTCGCTTCTGATCGAGCCGGCTCCGGGTCTCACGATGTCGGACTGGTTGCGGCAGATGATGATTTCGCTGCTTCTGCGCGGCAACGCTTATGCGGAGTGGACTGGTGATGTTCGCCAGGGCGGGCAACTGATTCCGTTGGCCCCGGATCGGGTGCGTTTGACGGTCGAGAGGGGTCAGAAGGTTTACCGCGTCAACGGGGTTGAGAAGCCGAACATCTTCCACATGACCGGGTACGTCATGCCTGGTGACATTTCGGGCATGTCTCCCATTGGTTACCACGCGACCATGATTCAGACGCAGATGGACATTGATTCGTTCGCTCGAGGCTATTTCCAGGATGCGCCCCACCCGGCCGCGGTGTTGACGACAGATAAGCCGATCAATCAGACGCAGGCGAAGGAGATTAAGGATCGGGTGATGTCGTCGGTTCCTTCGCGGGAGCCGTTGGTGTTGGGGCTTGGTCTGAACATGACCACGTTGTCGGTTTCGCCTGAGGAGTCGCAGTTCCTGGCGACGCAACAGTATGGGGTTTCTCGTATTGCGCGGATCTTTGGTGTGCCTCCCGAGATGATCGGCGGCGGCGCGCAGGGTTCGTCGATCACTTATGCGAACGTGACTCAGCGTGCCCTCGATTTCCTGACCTATTCGGTGCAGCACTGGTTGATGCGGTTTGAGCAGTCGATTTCGAACGTTCTGCCGAACCGGCAGCACACCCGGTTTGATACGGATGAGCTGATCCGTCTTGCGCCGACTGATGCGGCCACTGTTGACCGTTGGCGGGTCGGTCAGGGCATCAAGACGATCAATGAGGCGCGTGCTCAGCTCGGTTATGCGCCGGTTTCCTGGGGTGATGAGCCGTACCTGCCGGGCATGTCGCCTGCGGCTGCGGGACAGGCTGTTGCGGCTGCGGCTGCCGGCACTAACGAGGAGATCTGATGGTTGACATTCGGGCCGCGCGTGAGGCGTATTACGGCAAGAAGACCGTGAGCCGGGGGCGTCTTTCGTCTGTTGAGTTGCGTGATTCTGGTGACGGGAAGATTACTTTCCGTGGTTTCGCGTCGACTACGGATGATGCGTACCCGGTTTATGACTGGCTGGGCGAGTATGACGAGACGATCGCCCGTGGTGCGTTCAGTAAGGCTCTGCGTGAGCAGGACGATGTTCGTCTTCTGGTCAACCATGATGGTGTGCCGATCGCGCGCACAAAGTCTGGCACTCTGGCGCTGACTGAGATTACCGATCCGGCTGATGATCCGCAGGGCCGCAATCAGACGGGTCTGTGGTGCGAGGCACCGGAGCTGGATGCTGCGAATCCGACTGTGCAGGAGATCCGTTCCGCAATGTCGCGCGGTGATTTGTCCGAGATGTCGTTCTCGTTCATGGCCACCCGGCAGGAATGGAATGAGGACTTTTCGCAGCGCACCGTGCTCGAGGTGAAGCTGTTGGATGTGTCCGTTGTGACGTATCCGGCGAACCCGGCGACTTCGGCGTCGATCTCTGATGGGCGTTCCGCCGATAAGGATGCCCTGCGGGAGTCGACGTTGGCGCGTATCGCTTCGGGGAACCGTTTGGATGCTGAGCAGCACGAGTTCGTTCGTGAAGCGATCGCGCAACGGGACGCACTCGTGGCGGCTGGTGTGGCCCCGGATGCCCGTACCGCGCAGGTTGTTGCGGATGGTGCGATCGCGGACCAGGCGGTCGCCCGCGATGCCGCCCTGGCGCTCGCTGCTGCCCGTCTCGAGTCCGCTAAGGCCGACTCCCACTAATCGTCCGCCCGACTTGGGCGGCGGTCACACACGACCGTGTGTGGCTTTTCATGCGCACTGTTCTTTACGCCGTACCGGCACGCCGGAACCCCAAGGGGTCACCACCTGTCGGCAACACCTGATGACGCGCACACGTAATCAGGAAAGAGAACTCTGTCATGGACTATTCGTTCATTCTCGGGGCTCAGCGTGACGCGGCGATCGCCGAACGTGATGGGCTTCTGAAAGATGCGACCCCGGAGACGTTCACCCCGGAGAACGAGGCTCGCGTTGCCGAGCTCAACAAGGAAATCCGCGAGATCGGCGAGAAGCTGGATCAGGCGCGTAAGGATGAGGCCGCTGAGGTTGAGTCCCGCAACGCCGAGCCGGTTGTGACTGCGCGTGCGCAGACGACCACCCGCGTCACGTTGGAGCCGAACCCGGTTTACCGGAAGTCGGACCCGGAGAACTCGTTCTTCCGCGACATGTTCCATGCTTCGCAGCCGACGTCGCAGGAGCACACTGCTGCCCGCGATCGTATGCAGCGTTCGCAGGAAACCCGTGCGCTTAGCACGACCGCGACGGCTGGCGGAACTTTCGCGCCCCCGGAGTGGCTTGTTTCGGAATATGTGGCACTGGCGCGCGCTGCCCGCGTGACCGCCGATCTGGTGAAGCACCAGGACCTCCCGAGCGGTGTGTCCTCGATCAACATTCCGAAGATCTCCACCGGTACGACCGTTGGGGTGACGCAGACGCAGAACACCGCCGTCAGCAACACCGACATCGTTACCACGTCGGTTTCTTCGGGAATCACCACGATCGCCGGGCAGCAGGTTGTGTCGCTCGAGCTCATCAACCAGTCGGGCATTCCGTTCGACGACATCATCCTCGGTGACCTTGCGCTTGCGTATGCGTCGCAGATCGACGTGCAGGTGCTGTCTGGTACGGGTGCGAACGGTCAGCTCAAGGGTCTCACCTCGGCTGGCACGACCGTCACGTACACGACCACCACCCCTTCCGTTATCTCGACGACTGCGGCGAACTCGTTCTACAACAAGGTCATCAACGCGGTTGCGACTCTTGCGAAGACCCGGTTCCTGCCGGCCAACGCGATCGTCATGCACCCGGTTCGTTGGGGTTGGATTCTTGAGGCGCTTGACGGGCAGTCTCGCCCGCTGGTTGTGCCGAACGGACCCATCTACAACAACCTTGCCGTCACCGGCGACACGGTTGCCCAGGGCATGGCGGGCACGTTCGCGGGCCTGCCTGTCTATGTTGACCCGAACATCGTCCAGAACCTCGGCGCGGCCACGAACCAGGACCAGGTGTACGTGCTCCGCACGGACGACCACGTTCTATGGGAGACCCCCGTTGAGCGGACTCGCTGGGATGCGACCTATGCCAACCAGAACTCGGTGCTCTTCCGGGCACTGGCGTTCAGCGCGTTCATTACGCGCTACGCGGCTTCGGCGCAGATCATCGACGGCACCGGTCTGGTGACGCCGACGCTGTAAAAGCTGGGGCGGGTTGTTTTCCCAGGGCAACCCGCCCCTTTTCCTGGGAAGGGATCTGGAATGCGTGTACGTGATCGTGTCGCTATCGGGTGGATCGATGGGGGGCAGGTTGACGGTCTCTTTGCTCTTTCGATGGTGAACCTGTTCACGTCTCGCAGCAGCCGCATCTCGTCTGTTGTTCGCGTTGGTGGTTCGTTGCTGTCGCGTCAACGTAATGAGGTTGTGCAGTCGTTCTTGGACAACGGGACGGCTGAGTGGTTGTTCTTCATCGATACGGATGAGCAGATCGACCCGGAAGCGTTCGACAAGATCATCGACGCCGCGCATGACAAGGACCGCCCGGTTGTGGCTGGCCTGTATTTCGGTCAGTGGCCGGGGTCGGCAGAGAACGGGTATCCGCCCGTGACTCCGATGATCATGCGGAAGAACGAAACGGGCCGGTACAACCCGGTGTGGGATTTCCCTGATGACGCTGTGATCCCGGTGGATGCGGCGGGCACGGGGGCTTTGCTGATTCACCGGAACGTTCTCGAGCGGATCCGAGAGAGCTCGAATGCGTCCGCGATGAAGGATCACGAGCAGGGGCGTTGGTGTTGGTTCCGCGACATGCCTGTCGCTGGTGACTGGCTGGGCGAGGACATTTTCTTTTGCCGCCGTGTCCGCGATATGGGCATCCCGATCGTTGCGGCAACGGGCGCGCGGTTGTCGCACCACAAGGAGTACTGGCTGTCTGATGCCCAGTACGTGAAGCCGAAGGAGGCCATCGTGGCTGAGCGAGTTGATGAGGAAGTCGCTGCCGACGAGGCAGAGATCGAGTTGCGAAAGATTGTTCGCGGCGGGTCGAAGGTTGACCGTGCGGTTGATCATCGGGTGTCGCGGTGACGACTTCTGTTGTGACGTTGCAGCAGGCGAAAGACTTCCTGAACATCACCACGACCGATTCGGATGCGGAGTTGCCGTTTTACACGTCGGCGGCGACGGCGATGTGGGCGAACCGTGGCGGGCCTGTCGGTCAGCCTGGCGCGCCGTTGGATGAGTGGTATGACGGCGGTCGTCCGACGATTGTCACGAGGACGCGGCCGATTGGTTCTGTGACCCTGGTCGAGGAGTCGTGGGGTTCCTCGAAATACACCCTTTCGGAGGTTGCGACCGGATCGGGTGGGACGGCTTTCGCGTACACGGTCGATTTGGTGACGGGGACGTTTGTGCGTCGCGCATCCGGTGTCGCGGTCCCGTTCGCGGTGGGTGAGCGGAACGTGCATATCCAGTACACGCCAGGTTATGCGACCGTCCCGGAGGACATCCAGTTGGCTGTGCTGCTGCTGCTGAAGCACATGTGGACTACGCAGCGAGGAATCGGCAAGCGCCCCGGGCTCGGTGGCGACGATGGCGCGATGAAGGAAAGCTTCGCGTGGCCCGACCGGGTTGAGGAGATTCTGGCCGGCTACGTGGTTCCGGGTGTCGCATGACATTGGGGTCGATTGCGCCCGCCGCGATTGATGCGCTGATTGCCCAGCTCGCGGGTAACGGGTTCACGGTGATTGACGGTCCCGGCGCTACTGATGCTTCGATCCAGTCGGCGCTTTTCATTGGCCTGAACAGTACCGATTCGATCGACTTTATCGAATCGGCTGCCCTGGATCAGGGGTGGGCGTGGCTGGGTCACAACATGCGTGACGAGAACGTGACCATTCACTGTTTGGCGCAGGGGTGGGATGGCAACGCCGACATGAAGGCGGCCCGCGACGCCGTGTTCGCAACTTTGACCGCGCTGGCGACACTGATCCAGACCGACCCGTCACTGGGGTTCAAAGACGCCCCGGTCGCCGGAATCAATCTGTTGCAGGTTACCGAGGTTCGGGCTGCAAGTTTCAAGCAGACACAGGACGAAGAGGGCGCAATCGCGCAGTTGTCGTTCGATATTCAAGTTCGAGGAAGGGTGAGCTGATGGCTCGAGTGCGTAACAAGAAGGGGATCGCGTTGTACGTTCCCGAGCTCGGTAAGACGGTTCAGCCGGATGAGGTTGTTGAGGTTCCTGACGACCGTCTCGAGGCGTATACGAGCCAGTTGGAAACCTGGGGTGATGAGTCGGGCAAATCTGCGCCGGCTAAGGCAGCGGACGTTCCGCAGGTTGAGGAGACGAGCAAGTGACTGTCATCGGATCTGGTCTCGGTTCTCAACTGAGCTATGGCAAGGAAACCACCTACGGTACGGGTGTGACGATGGATCACTTCCTGCCCGCGGACAAGGTGTCGATCAAGCAGGTTCTGAATATCGTGCAGGGTGGTGGGTTTCAGGGGCAACTGTTCGAGTTGGGTTCCCGTCGTGTGATCACGACTAAGGGGGGGACTGGGACGATTGAGACGCAGGTCACGAACCGTGGCATGGGTCTGTTCTTCCAGAACCTGATGGGCACTTCAGTCACGCCTGTTCAGATCGCTTCGACGACCGCGTACACGCAGACGCACACGTTTGCGATCAACGCCGGTAAGTCTTTGACGATCCAGTCGGCGGTGCCGGACACGACGGGGACGGCGCGGCCGTACACGTTCCAGGGGTGCAAGTTCCCGTCGCTCGAGTTGACGTATGAGGTCGATAAGAACCTTGATGCGAAGTGGGCGGTTGATGCGCAGCAGGTGGTGGAGTCGACGGCGGTTCCGGCTGCATCGTATGACGCGACCCTGCGGCAGTTCGTCGGCACGGATGTTGGGATCACTGTTGGCACGTATGGGTCGACGACCCCGGCTAGTGCTACGACTGGTGTGAAGAAGGTGTCGATCAAGATTGAGCGTCCATTCAAGACGGACCGTTACTACTTGGGCGCATCTGGGCTGAAGGCCGAACCGTTGCAGAACGCCTTCACGAAGCTGACCGGAACCATCGAGGCTGACTTTGTGGACAAGACTCTGTGGGCTGACAAGTTCAACGCGCAGACGGGGTTCTCGTTGCAGTTGCAGGCGGTCGGGGCTGCGATCGGGGTCTCTGGTAGCAACGATACGTTCCAGGTGACGTTGCCGTGTGTGTTCCTTGATGGGGACACCCCGACCGTTGAGGGGGCCGATGTTATTTCGGGTTCGTTCCCGTTCACGGTTCTGTTCGACGGGACGAACCTTCCGTTTGTGAAGATCATTTCCAACGAAACGTCTCTGTGACGTCTCCTTTCCGGCTTGTTGAGACGGGCCCGACGAAGCTCGCTGATGTGAAGCGGAAGTTGGAGCGGGCGGCGCAGTCGGAGATCAAGGCTCAACTGCGGAAGGCGTTGGTGGCTGAGTCGAAGCCGTTGCGGCGGGAGATCGTTGCGGCGGAGCGGGAATACCTGCCGACTGGCATGCGGAAGAAGTACGCCCCGATGCCGGCGCTGACGTTCGTGGTGAAGGGCGATGTGCTCGAGGTGGGTTTGCGGCAACGCAAGACCGGTTCGGATATGAAGTCGATCAACCGGGGTCAGATCCGGCATCCGCTGTTTGGCAACAAGAAGTTCTGGTTTGTGAAAGAGATCACCCCTGGGATGTGGGACGTGCCGTTGCAGGTACTCGGTCCGAGGGCTATTGAGGCAGCTGATCGGACGATCGCTGCTTGGGCTGAAGGAGAGTTCCGTGGCTGAGCAAGATTCCACTATCCGGTTTCGTTTGAACGGTGAAGTTTCCACGTTCGATGTCAACCGGCTCATGTTCGCGGAGGTTCGCGAGATTGAACGGGTGACCGGGGAGTCGCTGAAGCAGAACATGAAGATGCTGAAGGAGGGCTACATCGGTCCGATGCAGTCGTTGGTATGGACCGCCTTCCGTCGCACGAATCCGGGCGCGAAGTACTCCGACTACGACAACGTTGCAATCTCCGACGTCGAGTTCCTGGACGCGGATGAGATGCCCATTGTTGCTGATCCTGGGGCCGCTGATGGGAATGATGCCGCCCCTTTCGGTGGGGCGGACGAGCCGAGCTCGTAGAGCGCCTGTATTGGGAGTATCTGGCGGATATGACGTCTGAGTTTCATATCCGCCCCTGGGAGCACGAGTTATTGAACGTGTGGGAGTTCTACGGGTTGTGTTCTGCGATCGACAAGTTGAGGGATGAGGCGAACAATGTCAACGACCGTTCTTGAGTTCACCCTTCGCGCCGTTGATGAGGCGTCGTCGAAGTTTGAGCAGGTGGCCCGGAACACGGAGACGTTGGGTGCTCGTGTTCAGAAGGGGCTGCTGGTTGGCACTGCTGCTGTTGTCGGCTTCGATGCGGCTGCTATCGGGATAGGTGACCATCTGGTCGCGGCGGGCGAGGGTGCTCAGGCTGCTGATTCGCGTATCCAGAACATCATCAAGTCGATGGGTCAGTTCAAGGGTCAGACGGCGGAGGTTGCTGACCGTATTGAGAAGCTGGCCGAGAAGACGTCCCTGAGCACGGGGATCGACGCGGATCAGATCAAGGCGACGCAGGCGAAGCTTCTGACGTTCAAGGATCTGGCGGCGACGGCCGATCAGGTTGGCGGCGCGTTCGACCGGACGACTCAGGCTGCTATTGATATGCAGGCGGCGGGGTTTGGGGATTCGGCTAGCAACGCGGTGAAGTTGGGTCGGGCGTTGAATGATCCGGTCCATGGGGTTTCGGCCCTGACCCGCGTGGGTGTCACTTTCACGGCTGGGCAGAAGGCTCAGATCAAGGCGATGGTTGACGCCGGTAACACGGCTGGTGCGCAGGATTTGATTCTGAAGTCGCTTGAGTCTCGTGTGGGTGGGACGGCCGCCGCTACTGCTACCGGGTCCGCGAAGATGGCGGCTGGGTGGAAGCAGGTTGAGGAGTCGTTGGGCAAGTCGCTTCTGCCGACGTTCGACAAGTTGGTCAACTTTTTGGATAAGAACGTGTTCCCTGCGGTGAAGGGGTTCGCGGATTGGATGGGTAAGAATCCGGCCCTGATTCAGATCCTTGTCGCAGCTTTGGCGGCGTTGACTATCGGCTTGATTATCGCGACGGCTGTTGTGTGGGCGATGAACGCGGCCATGTTTGCTAACCCGATTACGTGGATCATTCTTGCGATCGTGGCGCTGATCGCCATCATCGTTCTGCTGGTTCTGAACTGGGACTCGGTGGTTAAGTTCATCACCAAAATCTGGAACGGCTTCATCGGGTGGATCACCGATGTTCTGAAGGGGTTTCTCGGCTGGTGGCGTGGGCTTTGGAAGGGCGCGTTTGGGTTCGTTTCCGATGTTTGGAATGGGTTCGTCGGGTGGATCAAGGGTGTTTGGAACGGGTTTGTCGGCTGGATCATGGACGGACTCAAGGCCTACTCGAGCTTCTGGCTCGGCGTGTGGAAGGGCATCGGGGACGTTTTCAAGAATGTGTGGAACGGGATCGCTGATTTCGGCAAAGGGGTGTGGAACGGGATTGTCGGCTTTGTGAAGGGTGGCGTGAACGGGGTTCTGCATGCGATCAACGGGATCATTGACGGGATCAATGGTGTTGCTGCGTTGGGTAAGGCGATCGGCATTAACGTGAAGTTGTCGCATATTCCGTACCTGGCTGATGGTGGTGTGGTGACGGGTCCGACGATCGCGATGATCGGTGAGGCTGGCCCGGAGGCTGTGATTCCGTTGTCTCGGGCGAAGGGTCAGGGACTCCTCGGTGGCGGCGGCAATAACGGCGGTGGCGGGCTGTTGATCAATGTGCACGCACCGCAGGGCTTCTTTGTGGGGACTACGGCTGAGGTTGGCAAGGCGATGGCCTCGCACCTGATCAACGGTTTGCGTAACGGGCAGATTTCGAAGACTGAAGTTCTTACAGCGTTGGGGCTCTGATGGGCAACAGTCTGCTAACGCAGTCGGTTGCGATGGATCTGAATGGTACTGGGACGCTGGTCGATGTCACGTCGTATGTGCGTGGTGTTGATGGGATATCGAAGACGCCGGTCCGTACTGATCAGTTCAGGGATGCGGCGGCGTCGACGTTTACCTTCACTCTTGAGAACTACGATGGTCGCTTCACTCCCGGTAATGCGTCGTCGCCTTATCCGGTTCCGCCTGTGGAGCGGATGGCTGTTTGTTGGTCTGTTGGGGGGCAGTTGCGGCAGGGGTCGATTTTGTCTATTGCCCTGGCGGATGCGGTGTGGTCTGCGGTCATGATCACTTGTGATGACATGTTGGGTGCTGCGTCACGGAACACGTTGGGGAATCTGGCTTCGTCCGCAGTGCTTGGGGCGTCTCCATACCGGTTCTGGCCATTGAACGACGCGGCCGGGTCGGG